GGAGACTTAGGTTTTGGTATGGGATATTTTGTTTACTATAACAATGGTTCAGTACATAAACTACAAGGTAAGAATATTACTATAGTGCAACCACAGATGTCTATAGAAGAAGTAATGGATGCTTATGAGAGGAAAGACACATGATTAACTACACACAAGACCAAGTAGAGTATATAACTAACCAATATAGACTTAAACCTGATAGAGATACAGTAGAAAAACTAGCAGAAGAACTAGATAAGAGTGTAAAATCTATTATAGGTAAACTATCAAGAGAAGGAGTCTATAGAAAGACTGAATATACTACCAAAACTGGTGAAAAACCAGTAACGAAACTAGAAATAGTCCAAGAAATGGCAGACTTACTGGAAATACCAGTAGAAAAACTATCAGGACTAGAAAAATCACCAAAAACAGTACTAAAACTACTAAGAAATTCACTAGGAGAAGAATAATGCGATTATGTAAGTTAGTAAAAGCTGGAGAGAACATGAAAATTATAAGTGAGCATGGATTATATGCAGAAGTGATAGAATTGTTCGAAAGTCCCAGCGGGTATAAAGCACGACTAAAGTTCGGAGACGACTGGAAAACAGAACTCTCGGTAAAGCGTCTAAGAATGATACAAGACCCCAACGTGCAAAGAAGTCCTCATGCAATCTAAAGGCTAAGGGACAACTTGGGAAAGTTATCGATAACCCTCTTAATTGAGGGTTTTTTATTGCCTCAAAAAAATTTTGAATTGGCACAAGTTTAGTAAATTAAGGATAAGTTTTTAGTAATTGTTGATTAGATTGAAAGTTAATAAACTTTAGAATTAAGTTTAGTTGATACTTGGTTGTATCTTGTTGATTTGTTTATACAATTAACACTCTGTCATTGTCCCAGATTAGATGCTCAGCTGTCACTCTCGCTTACGCTTCGTTCCAGCTTCTCAGCATCAGTTAGGACTAACGAGTGTAATCGGTAATTCGTATTGACTGTATATCAAATTTATGATAATATTTTATCACACTTTTTATCATAATGCAAGAAGTGTTTTTCGAAGGGGTATGGTTTGATGGATTCGAGAGGGGTTAAATATCAGAAAAATATTTTATGATTGTATTTGGAGTTGAGTTGTGATGTGATTTTGTTCTATCAATTTTCATGGAGGTCATGAACGCTTTGTAATTCTACGAAGTCTCTCTCGTTGAAAGAGTTTTCGTGCCTCTAATTCTCGTGAACGCTTTCGATAATTGTTCGTTTCATTTCTTTTAGCGTTGGGTTTTATATAATATTTTCTGTTTCTACACTCCTCTTTTATCCCAGCGTTATCACACTTTTTCCGAAAGATTCGAAGTCCTTTTTCGAAACTCATTCCTTTTAACTCAACTCTTGGCATCTGCCCTCCTGTGAAAAGTCCATCCACGTTTTCGTAGATAGTATACTTGTGATGCGATTTGTGACGTACTTCTGTCCAGCTGTTTTGCAATATCTTCTGTTGACATACGATTGTAGTGTCTTTTCAAAAAATCTTTTTCTACCATTGTCCATGCTTTATTCATAAATTGTTGCTACCATCATTGTTCTGTGTCCCACTTTCGGATAATAATGAAAGTGAGTACGATTTTTAAATACTAATGCTTTCCATTGCTCTGGATAGCAAACGTGCTGTATATTACCTTTTTCTCCTATGACTACTGTTGCTGAAGTATCATCTAGAGGTTCATTGAGACAAAGTAGAAAATTGTAATAATCTCCACTATGGTCGCGATGAGGTAAACATTTGACCTGTCCATTGGGAAAGGTGTTATTAATTCTGAGTGTTTCTATCTTATCTGGGTCTACATCTTGATTGAAATGTTTATTCCAGAACGCATCAAGAATATCAATCCACTCAGTCTCATGTTCATCAATCAATGCCATTTTGTCTGCAACAAAGAATGGACTCGCGTGTGCTGGGTCTACATTCCATGGCAGTAGTCGATAGTATGTCTGGTCTAGATACATTTGTATTTGGTCTTTTAGACCTTGACTGATGAAATTTTTATCTTCAATTATCATATCTAAATGTTCCTACAAGTGCTGACCTTATACCATTTTGTGGCAGTTTAAATGAATGTTTTAAATTTGAAATGAGAAGGGAACAACCTCCTCTTGCTTCAAAAGTATGCTTCTTACCATCTTCATCCCACACATAAGTATCTGCATAAGGACTTGTAGTTAAATAAGTAATTAAACTATAACATCTTGGTTCTTGTGGATGAAAGTCAAAATGTCGCTTAACATCTACATTCCTGTGATAGTTTATATTTATACAAAGTCTATTGATAAAGTCTGGTTTTGGCATATCAAATTGTTTGAGTATATCATAAAAAATACGTATCATCTCTAGTCTATCTTCTTCATTATTTAAAGGAGTTCCGTGTATACCATCTACACTAGGTTTATTCTTAGTAATAAAATGAGAGGCAAACATTCCAAGTTCATCATCTTTAGTGAAGTTTAGACAAAATTTATAATTCAGATTGTCATAAAACAAAAATTTATGCTTGTCTGTAATATTTAGTGTATTTTCTAGATATTTTATCATACAGATATTATACAAAAATTTTTAATTGATGTCAAGAACTATTTTTAGGTATGTTACAGATTATTCTTGACTTATGCTTGGAAAGTTGCTATAATATATCTATGAATGAAAATGACATATACTATTTATTTTTTCTAGTGATGAGTGTACATCTTGCTTATACACTAGGAAAACAATTCGGAATACAAACCACGATAGACTATTTGGAAAAGGAAGGAATCTTAGAGTTCGATGACTCTGAAAAATAGTTCTTGACATCAAGGTTAAATTTTGATATAATTATTTTGTAAGTGATAGGTTTCACTTGCGTATTGGTGCATCTACCGTTTTTGGAGATGCGAGTATTTACTGAAAAGGAATTATGGAGAAAATTATGAGTATAGATTTAAGTAAATTTTGGCTTGGATTGGATATGCCTACACTACCGTCTTATACGGAGAGTGGATATCCGAGATATAACCTAATCGAAAGGGAAGGCGACTATCGTATAGAAGTTGCAGTACCAGGTTGGAAAAAAGATGAGTTGGAGATTGTTTTTGATAACAAAGAACTCCACATCAAGGGTAAAAAGGAACAGAAACTGGGAGCTGGCGAACAATTTGTTCATCAGGGGCTAAGTCTGAAATCTTTTGAACGAAGATTTATTCTAAACGCTGACCTACAAGTAGATGAAGTAAGTCTACAAGACGGATTACTGACAATCCAACTAACACGAGCTCCAGATTCCAAGAGAAAAATCTTGGAGATTAATTAATGAAAACATTAGCAAAAGTTCGTGATAGTATATGTGAGAATGGAGAGTTCTGCAACATGGTTGCAAATTACACTCTCGTAGTTGCCTTCGGTGGCATAATGATGAATAGCATTGTTGTTCTCTCATAAACTGTCAGAATGTATTAGGGGAGCTTTGGCTCCCCAACCTATAAGGAAAAATATGAAAATATCAGAAGAAGGAAAAAGTTTAATTAAAAAATTTGAAGGCTGTGAACTAGAAGCATATAAGTGTGCTGCTGGTGTATGGACTATTGGTTATGGTCACATCAAAACAGCTGTAGAAGGAATGAGCATATCACAGTCCAGAGCTGATGAATTGTTTGATGAAGAAATAGTAGAGTATGAAAACTATGTGAACACAGCAGTATCTGTTCCACTATCTCAGAATCAATTCGATGCAATTGTGTCTTGGGTGTTCAATCTCGGTAATGGCAACCTTCAAGCTTCAACTATGTTGAAAGTCATCAACTCTAGCGACCATGCTGGAGTCCCAGCTCAAATCAAAAGGTGGAACAAAGCTGGTGGTAAAGTACTAGAAGGACTTATTAGAAGAAGGGAAGCAGAAGCATTACTATATGAAGGTAGTGAATGGAGCCACATTTAAACTATCTCATTAACTATACAGATAAAGTATGGTGTAAAGAAGAAGTAGTAAGAGTGGATTACTCAACTACCCTACCAGAAGGAAAGGAAATATTAAGTGAATTACTTAGCGTATTTCCCAATGTGGTTTATGATGAAATAAATCTTATTGGAAAGTACGATGGATATAGAAAACCTTACAAAGAACCTAGTATTAGTCTATACAGATATAATAAACGACCTCCGTTGGAGGAGTATGGAATAAAAGGAGTCGGACTAAATAGACCCTTACACTATGGACTTAAATATGGACTAAATAGTAAGGAAATAATACTAAAAATACTAGTTAAACATCTAAAAACAAGTATAAAATTACCTAAATACTCAGAAGTTTGGTGCTATAGTAGAACATATAGTAAAAAACAAGAGTTTAATCAGAGTGATATATTTATTACTACTAAAAATCATTATGAAGTAATAAAATGGTGTGATGAAGTAGGAATACAATACCCACACTCACATGCTCTCAAGCCTTGGTGTTATGGTATAGTATTCAATCGAGATACTGATAAAATAGTATCAATCAAAGGATATATTAAAGAATATGCAAGAGTTTAAAGAAAAAGTTAAAGCGTGGTGGAACTGGTTTAAGTCCCTGTTCATTACATATTATAAACTAGATGTTAGTTATAATCACACATGGGGAGACGCAGACGACCAGAGCTTTGTAGTCAAAAAATTCCACAAAAAACAAGAAAAATTCCTCTCATTCACCACACAAGATGGAGAACTAGTAGAAATACGAGGCGCAGAGGGATTAAACTATAGGATAACAGAACTATGAACCAATTAACTATAGGTGGATTAGTTGTATTAGGAGGTCTATGTTACTTTCTATACAGTCAGAATGAAACCTTAAAAGAAAACAATATTAAGTTAGAAAATGCAGTACAAGCCCAACAAGAGGCAATGGACACACTGAGAGAGTCTTATGAAAAACAAGGTAAATCTCTTATGAATATGTCTAGAAGAAACTCAGAAATAGAAGCTGAAAAAGCAGAGTATCTTGCAATATTTAGCAGACACAATTTAGATATGTTAGCATTGAAAAAGCCTGGACTTATGTCAAACAGGTTCAACAATGGTAGTGAAAAAGTGATGGAGGGAATGGAAGATGATACAGAAAAGTTATACCAGCTTACTGTGCCTAGCACTGACGATAAGTAGTTGTAGTTTACTTCCTACTAAAAAAGTAGAGATAGTATCTAAACCACTAGAAATTGACATCATGCAACCAGACTTACCCAGACCACTAGAACTTACAGCTCCTCAGTGGTGGGTAGTATCAAATGCAAGAATAGCAAATCCATGTATTAAAAGAGTACAAGATGACGGCAGTATGAAAAGACCAAAGTCCTGTCTCAAAGAAGATACAGAAAATCCAGAGTGGCCTGAAGGTTATACCTACCTAGACCAGTTCTTGGATGAAATGAAAGAACAAAACAATGGAGAAGTACTCTTTGTAGGAACAACCATTGGAGATTACAAGGTCATGTCAGAAGATATGCAGGAATTAAAAAGGTACATCAATCAACTAGGAGAAGTAGTAATATACTATCGAACAGTTACAGCTCCAAGCGAGAAAAAAGATGAAAAATGATAAAACAAGTAGACCTCAAAAATTATAGATTATTACAACATTTAGATGTAATGACTGAAAGGTTATTAAAATTACCTCAAACTTTTAAATCAGTACCAATGCCAAATAATAGTTATCATAGACTTAGACAACTTATGGCAGTCAATGATGGCAGAATAGAAGAAACAAATACCAATGATTATGCTGATAAAATAGGATATACTACTAAGTCTAATACTGTGCAAGCAACCTTTAATAATAGCTATCCGTGGACAAGACCTATACCTGATAGAGCAAAATATAAATTTATACAGTACTTTAATGAAGAACTTTTAATTTCTAATAAATGGTATTGGGATAGTTATGAAGTACAGCCTCCTAAATATGGATGGACTGCTTGGCATAACTCAAAGAACAAACCACGTTATTTCATACGATTCATATGGAACAGTGGAGAAGGTTATACAACTTATGTAGAAAATGGTAAGTCTACAAAAATAAAAGATAAACATGATACTAACCCAGGAATGACAAATTGGACAGTTTTAGCAGGAAATCTTGATGGAAACCAGTGGTTATCTGATAGAAATTTAGGAGACTATCCTAGAATAGTTTTTGATATGTCTATAGATAGTATAAGACATACTTCTTTTAACGAGGCTTTAGAACTATTAGAAGAAGAAGTAGAGCAACTTATAAATATACTACCAGAAAATAGAGAACTAAAAGACCCTATATTCAGTAATGTTCAGGAAGAAGGGCAATATAGAGTACCAGCACCAAAGTAATGTTTAAACATTTATTTCAAATGCTAATGTGGAAAAGAGAAATGCAGAAACAGGCAGATTGGTTTGATAATAACGAACCAGCACAAGCAAGATTTGAAGAAAACGAAGACTGGTTAGAAGAACTAGAAGATAGAATAATTAAACTGGAAGAACTAAATGGCAAAGACAACACTCGATGATTTACTAACTGTCGACATGAATGGCGAAGAAAACACTCTGCCTGTTATAGAAAAGAAAAAGAAATTAACACCTAAGAGTGCAGGACCTGGCAGTCATATGAGTCCCACTCTAATCCTTCCACCAGACATAAGTGAACTTTGCAAAAATGTAGCAAGTTTAAATTTATGGCAAAGAAATCCCGACTTTATACATGGAGATGGTTTTCAATTATACCATTGTCATCCTTCGTATAAAAGTACACCTTACGTAACAAGCTATCCACCCATAAGAAATAAGATAAAAGAACTATTGTGGACAGCTGACATGAGAAATCAACCCAAAAGCGAAGAAACACCTAAAATTAGAAATAATAACCTTGCAAATTATATATCAGGGAACAGAATAGAAGTTATAAAAATGTATAAAAATATAACAGTCACAGTACCTAACTTTAAAAAATCTGCCATATTTTTATTAGAGGGAGCAGTATGGGTATTGACAAGTAAAAAAGCTGCCCCACAAGCTATGTTAGCTCTTTCAGATATAAGACATGGAGAAGAAGGTCTTTGGTTAAAAGCAGTAAGACAACAGAATATATTTCCTAGAAAACTAGAGGGCAAAGACAGAGGAGTTTTAGTAGGAAATCTTCTATTACGTACCATAGTTCCAAAAGAAGACTCACTACTATTGGTAATAGATTATGATTAAAATATTTATAGGAACAAGCGAACACCAAGATACTGCTGCAGAAAAAGTATTAGTATATTCATTACATAAAAATACAAATGAAAAACTAGACATAACATTTTTAAGACCTAGTATGTTCCCTGATTGGGATAGAAGCACTTGGGGTACTCCTTTTTCATACTTCAGGTATGCTATACCAGAGTTATGCAATTGGAAAGGCAAAGCTATATACATGGACGTAGACCAATTAAATTTTAAAGATATAGCAGAATTGTGGAATACAGATTTAAAAGGAAAGCCTTTTGGTATGTGCTGGGAAGCAGACTGTTGGAATGGTGGAAAGCATAAAGGAACACCTCTTGAAAGGGGATGGTACTCTGATAGTGTGATGTTAATAGACTGTGAAAAAGCGAGACCTTGGGTAGATGACATACATCATATTAGAGATATTAATAATGTTGGAGATACTTACAAGTATGTATTCTTTGAAAGAGCTGGATGCCCTCACAGAGAAAAAGCAACTATGATACATGAAATAAGTGCTAAATGGAACAGCTTTGATGGAGCAGATACTAGTGTGCTTCAGAGTACAGAAACTCATTTTGATTTAAAAGACATATGGCATGTACACTTTACAGGGCTAAGTTATCAACCTTGGCATCCAAATTATATTTACTCATTAAAAGGTACTCACGAAAGGAATGACATAATGGAAGTATGGTGGCGATATTATGGAATTGTAAATGAAATTTGAAGAGCTACTAAACCCCATCGGGGTAGAAAAGTTTAATGATGAACTTAAAGGCAAGAAGGCATTTTACATTAAATCAGCTAAAAATATTTTCAAAGATTATTATAGTTGGAAAGAATTAGACAATTATCTTAATCAATATAGAATAGGAAGTTGGGATAGAACTCCACAACTACAAATGGTTTTACCCTCAGGAAGAAAGTGGTGTAAGAAAAAATCTCAAAAGCATAGAGATAGAGAGGAGATACTTGATTTATGGAATCAAGGCAGTAGTATGATACTCACACTAAGTGAGTTCCTAAACGAAACTATGTGGAAACAATGCCAAGAGTTTGAAAAACATTATGGAATTGGACAGGCAAACATATATTGCAGTAAGCAAGCAAAAGCTAAGACCTTTCCAATCCATGCAGATAGTACCGATAACTTTCTCTTTCATGTAAGGGGCAAGATACGTTGGTACATTTATAAAGAATTCGTTACTCACAACTACCATCCAAAAGAAGAGGATGTTACTGTTAGTAGAATAATAGAGCTTGACGAAGGTGATTTACTTTACATTCCGAAAGGTCTATTCCATAGGGTAGAAACCCTAAGTCCAAGAATATCAATCAGTTTTCACTTTCAAGAAAGAGGAGACAAGCCTTACAAAAGGAATGATTGGTACGACTGGAAGCCGTAGGAGAATATTATGGCAGACGAACGATTCAGTGGCGATATGTCACGGAACGAAGTAGAGATAGACTTAAGTAAGTTTATGGAACTGGTGACTGAGAATAGTAATCTTAAAGCTGAGATTACAGAACTCAAAGCAAATAAGGAACCAGATAATCCATGGCAACGTTGGATATTCTTATCAAATATGATAGACGCATGGAGAATCTTCCCGAGAGCTTTTCTTTCAGTATACATATTCTTACTATACTACGCAACAATGTGGTTCATGGATTTACCAGACCCAACACTCGAACAGTCAGGTTTAATATCTGTCATAGTAGGTGCTGGTGCGGCTTGGTTTGGTCTTTATGCTGGTACAGCAAAGGATAAAATCAACGGAAATTAATGGACTCAATGTGGAAACACTTCTGTCGATGGGTTAAGAACGTAGTCTACGTTCCTGTTGGCATGAAGTGTCCATATTGTAACAAATCAGAAAATAATACTTGACATATGGTTATAATTTTAGTATAATATACATATGAAAAATACAGATAACAACGAACACAAAACAGT